TGGGGATAACTGGTGTCATAGACATGAACAATGGGAAAAAGTAGAAAAAAAGTGAGTGATGGCAAGCCTAAAACAGCAAGGTCGTATCGTGGAACTATACTCAACGACAACGCTATTGTGTCTATTAACCTTAAGTGGGCTTTTCAAGTGCTTGCACTTGTCGCTGGACTTGTTTATTCGTACTTACAAATTGAAAATAGAATTGCAGAGCTTGAGCGAAGAATGGAGCTTGCTGATACTCAAATATTAGAATTGGTAGATAAAAATATGTTAGAAGAGCAAAGAGAGCGAGAAGTAATGGAAGAGCGAATATCATTTTTTGAGAAAGAACTAAACTTAAATCCTTTTTCATGGAAAAAAAGAAAGAAAAAATAATTTCAAATAAAGTTAATTTAATAATAAGTAATCTGTAATATTTTAAAAATGTCAGGAGTTAAAAAATGCCAAAGGTAGGAAAAAGAAAATTTTCATATACTAAAAAAGGTAAGAAAGCAGCAAAGAGATATGCTAAGAAAACTGGTAAAAAAGTAAGGGGTATGAAGCGTGGCTACTAGGAAAAAGAAGCGTGGTCTATATGCAAATATTCACGCAAAAAGAAAAAGAATTAAAGCTGGAAGCGGAGAGCGTATGCGTAAAGTTGGTTCAAAAGGATCGCCATCAGCTAAAGCGTTTAGAAAAGCTGCAAAAACAGCAAAAAAAAGAAGGCGTAGAAGAAGAAAAAGATAATGCCACAAATACCATCTTTAAATGGAATTTGTAATAAATGTAAAAAGGAAGAAGAAGAATAATGGAATCATTTGTCGGAGTATATGCGGAGTACGGCGCAATGGGGCTTGTAGTAATGGCTTTTTTTTATGGATATTTTAAACAAAGTCAAAGAGCAGATGAACAGGCTGATGCTCTTGATGCTTTAGCTGTAGAAAATAAAGGCCAATCTCAAAAAATAAACAACCTTGAAAGCATTTTATTAAAAATGTTAGATAGGTGGAATACCTCAGATTCTACTAGAGATCGCAGGCATGAGGATATGGTCAAAGAAGTTAATTCTTTAGGCGATTTAATGCATGAGGTAAAAGGATCAGTATCTAGGATTAATGGAAAACACTAAGCCAATTTCAGATAGTAGTAGTTTAAATATTTCATTGCCTATGATTATTCAGGCTGTAACATTTATTATTATGCTTGTTTATGGTTATTCACAGTTAAATGCTCGTATTAGTTTTCTTGAGTATCAAGTCGCTATGAATGAGGAGCATATTATAGATATAGAAGAAGATGCTGAAAAAAATCAAGATGCTGAAATACCAGCTGATATAAAACAAAATCAAAGAATAGAATATCTTGAAAAAGAAGTTGAAAGGCTTAGAGATCAATGATTAAATATAGAGGCGTTAAATTTTCAGGATATAATAAACCAAAAAGAACTAAAGGTCATAAAACAAAATCGCATGCGGTGCTTGCAAAAGTTGGCAAAAAAGTTAAATTAATTAGGTTTGGTCAGCAGGGTGTTAGCGGTGCTGGTAAAAATCCAAGAACAAAAGCAGCCAAAGCAAGGCGTAGATCATTTAAGGCTAGACATGCTAAAAATATAAAAAAGTTTGGTCGGCTCGGAGCTGCTTACTGGGCTAATAAAGTTAAATGGTAAAAGTTAAAAAAAATTTTAGTTTTAAAAAAGCTGCATCTTTAATACAAGGAAATGTTGCAGACTCATTAAATCTGATGGCGGTATATCAAAATGAAGCTATACAAAGAGGGATTGCAACATCTACTGATATAGAAGGCAAGCCGTTTAAACGGCTTAGCACAGAATCTACGCTTCCTATAAGAAATAAAAGAGGTCAGGGATTTACTCCGCTTGATAGAATGAAAGGCGAAAGGCAAAAGAAACTTAGAAATACAAAAGTTATTAAGGCTACAAAAGCTAAATTAATTTCTAAAATACAAATGCTTACTAGTTACGGCGTGTATCATAATCAAAAAGGTGGATTCAAAGTACAGAATAATTTTATGAAAAAAGAAAAGCATGTTCCGCAGCGCAACTGGTTTGGTATTTCAAAAGAAATGAGAAAAGGTGGAAAGCAATACGAAAAATATGCGCGAATGACTTTATTTAAAATTCAAAAATCTCTAGCAAATTTTAATGCCAACACCTGAAGAATATATTGCATTATTTGGAGATGATTTTACTGAAGTTCTTAATGGTTTAAAATCATTGCCAGTTGAAGCTCGCCAGTTATTAGATCAAACTATGAATAAAATGGTCTATGATGCTGAGATATTTTCACAAAGGATTGCAAAAGCAACAAACACTCAGGCCGCTGCTGGTGTATCATCTGCTATTACAAGCGCATCTTTGGCCAATGATCTTGCTACTGGAGGCAGAGTTTTTGGAGAGCTTAGAAATAGTATAAAAGCATCT